ATCTGAGTTTGGATGAGGCGCAAGCCGCCGTCAGCGATTGCGTCGTCCATGAGTTCTTGGCGGATTTCCTGCAACTTCTCTGCTGGGAATTCTTCGCCAAGGGTGCGAAGAGCGCCTTCTTTAGATTCTAGACCAAGAGACATCTTGGACTGAATTTCGTTAAGGGCAATAAGTTTATCAAGTGGAAGCGGTGGTGGGAACTTAACGATAGACCGGTAGGTAATCGGGTCCATAGGATCTAGCTGAGGCAACTGCCCTGCTTTTAGCGGGGTAGAAGTGGCTTCGTTCCACATAAGAGTCTCAGGCTCTTTGAAAGCCAGGGTGCGGAGCACTAGTTCGTTTACACGCTGCAAACCGTAAGAGTATTGAATGATCTTCTGGTGGTAGCGGTTCATGAGTGGCTGAAACTGGATAGCAAGCGCAACGCCTGAAGTGTTCGAGATAGGCTGTGCTTGACCAAGCGCAGTCTCAGGAACGCCAGTCATTTCGTGCATGGACTTCTTGAGTAGTGCCATATAGTCCATAGCGCCACGTAGACCTTGTGCGCCGCCTTCTAGGTTCTCAACCTTAGCGTCTTTTGGAAGACCGCCCCAGACCTTGTTAGCGCCCTTTTCTAGCTGTGCAGCCTTTGCACCAATAATGACGGTAACAGGAGCCGCGTGGTAGTTAACGATGTCCGCGACGTCAGTAGCAGTCTCGTTGTAAGAGCGGTTAATAGGAATAATGTCGTAGCAGTCGCTCAGGCCCCAAGGAGAGCCGCTAATACGCACGTTAGGAATGTGCACGACAGGAATAACGCCTAATGGGTTAGGGCGGGAATCAATGAGCTCGTCGTTAATGTATTCCTCAATCATGTCTTCGGTGAGGATTTCGGTGTAAGTAAACACCTGACGAGTGCCTTCTAGAGAAGTGCCCCAGAAGCGGTACTTAAGCTTGAAACGGATTAACCGCTCACGATCGTGAGGGTGAAACTCAGGGAAGCAGAAAGAAGAGTTTAGTGGCAGGATCCGCACACGACCAGGATGATAATTGCCCACAGAGTCTTGATAAGGCTCTTCATACGCGACTTTAATGAATACATCGCCGGACACACCTCCTTGCTGGCCGATCTCCCACAAGATAGTAGGCTTGTTGTTGTCAATCTCCCAAACGCGTTCTAGCAAGTCTGGGATGATGGCTTCGGTCTCTTTAGGCGATTCAAATTGAACGCCTTTACCGAATGTAAAGTTTAGAATGTAGTCGGTGATAGCGCGGTAGTAATTCATGATTACTTGCGTTTCACCGGTCTGGCGTCGGTAGGACGCGTGATGACCTAGGTACATCGCCCAGTTAAGGGAGTAACGATTTAGGCGAGGGCCGTGAACCTCAAACTCTTCGTCCGCCAGCTCTACAAGGCCGAGCGGGGAAATAGAGATTGTTAAGTCTGACGAGGCAGCCCGATATGAGGGGGGTGAGAAATCAATTCCGCCACTCACGCGATTACCTCCAAGTTGTTGTTAAGCATATCTTAGCACTATTTATAGATAAATAGATTTTTAGTATTTACAGGTGCCGGCCTTCGCCGTGAAGAGTATTTTTGCCAACAGGTTTCGTGACCTTCTTTTTAGCTGCGGCCTCTTTTTTATCAATGGCCTCTTGCACATAGTCACGAAATCGTGGATCAATTTCTTTTTTAGATGTTACAAACTTTCCACCAAGCTGCGAATATTTAGAGTGTACCCAGTGTGCTGCAGCTGGTGAAGGGTATTTTGCAAAGCGAACTTTTGCTTGAGTAGTGATCATGTTCCACAAACGGGGATTAGCCGGAAGTAGTTTCGGCCCTTCCTGGACCTCTTGACCTCTAATCAGAGCCATCTATAATCCTTAAAACGGTACCCCGCCCCTTGTGGAAAGGAGGCACAAGGGGCTGGAGTCCGTAGCTTTATTAGTCTTGAATTACTGCAGGGTTCATGCGTGCTTGGTGGCCGCCATCGCGGAACACTTCTTCAAACACGTTGATACCGTGGTCTACGAACGCGCCACTTGCAAAATCATTAAGATTTTCTGGAGCTTCAACCCAAGCAGCGGAACCGACGTGTGCGCGTTCACGCATGGTCTCTTCAGCAGTCTTGGTATGAACTGGCGAGTTACGGTTTGGACGACCTGGTGCAGGAATGTAGCCCTGGCGTGCGCCAACTTCCATTTCACGTGGAATATCGGTGTCGGTAGCTAGGCCTTCTTCAAAACGAAGTGGGCCGCGCTGACCTGGCAGTGCAGGGGACATTTTGCGGTCAAAGGTATTGCCTGGCTTCTCAGGAAGCTGAGGCGCTGGTGCGATAGACATATATCTCCTATAGGTTGAGGTACCTCGTGTAAAAGTTTCTCACTTTATTAGGCAAATTTGTTGCTAAAAGCCTAATTTCCAAAAAATGGGGAGGACGTAACTTCTACGCTTGGCATGGTCATTTCCATAGTAAGGGCGCATGCAATAGCCAGGGAATCTGCGTAGTCGTCGTGAGCGTGCGCCTCGTCAGGGGCCTTGGCGCTGTAATTAGGTCCAGAGAACTTAACCTCGAGGTCAGTCATCTGCTGGTAGAAGCGCTTCCATGAGCGGAGGCGGCGAGTCTTAGCGTGAGCAGGCCAGCCGACCATACGGCGGTCAATAAGGGCCTTTAGATGCTTCCAGCGCTTAGATTGCTCCTGCAGGCTACTTCCGACAGGGTAAACGTCTGCACGAGGGAGTAGGAGCTTCAGGCGCTGAGCCACCGCGTCGCCCACACCATTGGCGTCTACGCCTACGGCTAGCACGTCGTAGCTACTTAGGAACTGCTCAATCTGGAAGTACTGGTCTTCCCAGTCATCTCCCTGGATCTCAAGCCAGTTAAGGATACGGTGGTCGTAGTAACCAAACTCATCTGGGCGATCCCAGTCAACCCAGACTACAGTAACTACAGTTGAGTCCATTTTACGCGCAGGGTCAATGCCGACAATAACAGGAGACCGGTGCCAGGCCTTTACAGTTTCCTGCGAGGTATCACCGAGCTCGTCCATAATTGTAGAGGTAATAAACATGCCGCGGTCTAGTAACCACTTGCACGCGTACGACATCTGGAACTCGTCAGAGTCCTCACCAATGCGCAGCATTTCCTTTTTAATAAACTTGCTGTAGTTGTCGTTGCATTTGGCTACATCTCGCCAGTCCCACTCAAAGTGATTTTGGCGCTTTCCGCGACTAGTCTGGCGACGCTTGTTTAGCTGGATAGAGCGGTAGAAATTATTTTTGCTTGTAGTAGGCGTGCCGGTCTTAACCATGGTACCCGCGTAATATGCGAGCATAGGAGAGATTGACTTAGACACCACGAAGTCGTCTGCTTCCTGACACTCGTCAATAATAATGAGGTGGAAGGATTTAGATTCAATCTTAGCTCGTGGGTTAGCCGTCATCATCATGAGGCTGGAGTTAGACTTCTTAAGCTTAATCTGTCGAATAACGCCTGGAACTTTACCTAGGGTGTCATCGATCTCAGGGTCTCCAAGAATCTCTTGGGCGCGCTCTGAAGTTAGTCGGCTGACAGTACGGCCGAAAAGCGTTTCTACCTGACCTTCAACAGGCGCAAACATGCCGATCCAGATGCCGTCTTTAAATCGCCCAAGTAGGTCTGGATACATAACGGCTAGTCGAGGAAGTAGAACCATTAGACCAGCCACGGTGTTAGCTACTGTCTCAGACTTACCTGACTGACGGGCTGCAAGGGCAGTAATTTCTTCGCCGTCATTAATAATTACTGATTCAACAATACGCCGCGCTAGAGGCAGCTGATAAGGGTGGTAAGGGTGACCGGCGAGGGTCTCGTTAAACTGAATACATTTATCTACTAGCTTTGTGACGAACTCTTTAGATAGCTCGTCTAACTCGTCTTCTTCGTCTTCGAGCTCAGATTCGGGGAGCTCGTCTTCGAGCAGATCTTCTTCAGAAAAAAACTGTGATTCTGTCATAGTTGTCCTAAAAGTAAGTGGGGGCCCGTAGGCCCCCACCTAATGCCACACTAGGGAGAAGGAAGCGAAGGCGTGATAAGTATATCACTTTATCGACATTCGTGCTATTTGGTAGAGTTGACACGCCGGTGATACTCATTGATCACCGCGTGTAGAGCCTCCGCACTTAATAACGCGTCGTCTAAATATATGTCTTCGCGAGTCTTCTCGTACATAGATAGGGTACGGCCAAGCTCAAATAGAGCCTGGTCTGACCATTGCGCTAGGTCAGCAGTAGCTATCTTACCTACGCGTCGAGCTACTTTTTCGCTAAACGGCTTATCCCAAGACTTTTTCTTAAACATTCCATTCACCAATCTCTTCTACAGTGAACTTGTCAGATTTTGCTACAAGTGCTTTTTTAAGTAGTTCATCTACTTCGTCGTCGTTGTCAATGTTTATGTTGGGCGTATCAGTCCATACTCCAATAATTAAACCTGGAGTAGTCATAGGCAGTCTAAAAACTAAACATGTACCGCTACGGTATGGGGGGTCTATCTCGCGAGTCCAACCTCGCTCAATGATAGGGAAAATATTTTTGTGGTAATACTTTAATGTGTCTACGTATATTGGCCCGAATGTTTTCATTATCTTCCTTGTCCTAGGCTCTTCATGTATCGTTTTAGAGCTGCTTCTACATGTGCTCCGGATAGTCGCTTGCTTTGCTTACCGCCGCGCGCTTTCTGGATAAGTCTAGTCTTATCCAGTGACCTCATCATCTGAGCAGTCATAGCGTTGTCGGAGGGCTCACCCATGTCCGGCCACTGGTCTAATCCCGAGGACGCTAAGTATCTACCCTTAGACTTGGCTGAGCGGAACTCTTCCCACATGCTGTGCGGTACTTTATAGTAGTTCCACCAAGTTCCGTCTCGGAAAATTACAGTAAGTGTTCCGGTCTTAGAGTCGTAGCCCGCGCGAAGAGTGCGTGGACGATTAGGGTTTATGGTTGAGTTAACGCGGTAACTAATAGGAGCGGCCGAGCGGCTTTGGTTTTCATCTAGCTCGCCTTCTTCTCGATCCTCATCTTCTACATCTATAATCTCAAAGCCGTCGCTCATTCGTCGTCCTCCGGGTAGTACTCATCATCTTCGTATACCTCGTCGTCCTCGTCTGGGGTAGGGCATACGTGAGTAGCCGTGCGATCGGCGCGAACTTTTTCATAGCAAAGACCGCAGTAAAGCCACTCAAGGCGCTTAAAGTTATTTTGCGCAGTCCCGCCTTCTGGTAACTCTGAGCCATCTTCAGCCATGGCTGATACGTAGTCGGTGACAATTGCCGATTCGCTAAACAACTCGTAAGGAAAAGGGCCGCGAGGGGAATGTACGCGCTTAGGTACAGGGTGTACCTGCTTGGCTTGTTCTCTATAAACTTTCATCGTCGGCGTACTCTACTAGTACATCGCCAACAGGGCGTTCAAAAGGAGTCGTATCTTGCACTAGCCCGTCGTCGTCTCCGTCAGTAGCGTCAGCCTTGTATCCGGCCTCTACAGCAGCCTCTAGCTGCTCTTGTGGCACTTCTACAGCCTTTTCTGCTGGAGCAGTCTTAGCCTTGCGCTTAGAAGGCTTAGGAGCCTCTTTAACCTCAGGCACAGGGATTGGCTTAGCAAATTCCATAGGAAACTCACCGGCTTCAGCGCGCTTAGTTAAATGCTTTGGTAAACATTTACGGCAGTATTTAACGGGTCGAACGCCGGTTAGTTTAACTAAATAATCTGCGGGGTTTGCGCAGTTAGCACATTTCATTAGACCTCCTAGGTCGCATATAGTATAGCAAAAGGGGCGAGCTAATGCCCGCCCCTCCTGTAATTATTTGTTATTCAGCGCCGTTGCCGAATGCTGGATCTTTAGGGTTGAGTGCGCGAAGCGCTACCGGTACAACTGCTGCGACGCCAGCTGCTACCAATGCGCGCAATCCGTCGGAGTCAACCTCCCAAATATTTGCACCTGCAGCCATAAATGCTGACAAAACGGCTGCTAGGAATGAACGGCCGTA